ACTGGTGAAAAGCATCCACGGTTTTACATTAAAATTTTTTGTTTTCTAAATATCAAAAAAGCCCGTAAACACGGGCTTTTTAAGGTGAGTATCCATTTGGTATCACCAATATGGTTGCGGGAGACCGCAACATATTTTTCCCACGATACTTTTCAAATTTTTATATTTTTTTCAAAGATAGAAAAAAACAGCCGCCTCAGATTGTTCCGATGATGTTTGACAAGCAAAATCCAAAAAACTGACAAGCAAAACGCAAAAAAGTGATGAAATGTTTCAACAAAACGAAACACTCATCACTTTTTTTGAATTATCGAGAATTTTTGAAACGTATTTTTTACAGCTCTAAAATGTCATTTAAATCGCATTTTAAAAATCTGCAAATCAGCTCAAGATGTGAAAATTTGAAACCGACAGCGATGTTATTGCAAAGCTGTGAGATTGTGGACGGTCTGATGCCTGTCGCCTGCGCAAGTTCAGCCTGAGTAATGCCCCTGGAATTAAGCAAAGCCCTTAATTTTACTCTCATGATTACCTCCGGTATGTTTTTTACAACATAAATAACGAAATCCGTTATTTATTCTCTAAAAAAAATACTAGAAATTTGTGATTATTACCTCTTTGAAATCACCTGATGAAAGACTGTTATTGCGGGTGACCGCCTGAATATTGTAGTCTTTATACAGGTCTCTCACATACTTGTCATCGTTGTACGACAGTACAAATCTGCCCTTGATCTGGTGAAGAACTCTGCAGAGCCGCTCATGGTCATCCTCGGTAAATTTAACAGTGTAATGCCGCTCTGTCTTGTGGTATGGAGGGTCGCAGTAGAATAAAGCTTTCTCACGGTCGTATACCTTGATAAGATCCTCAAAATCTTTGTTTTCGATCACTACTCCATCCAGTCTTGCCTCGATATCTGCGAAATTATCTGTGTTAAGCCGCTTTTTGTTGCAGCCGAACGTTCTCAGACTTGCTCCGAAGCCTGTCTTGACAAGCACATAGAACATAGCAGCCCGCTGAATGTCTGTAAATCCGGTTACAGATATGCGCTCACGGCAGTCAAGGAACATTTCCCGGCTGTTTAAATAGTATTTTATCTCCTTTTTAAGCTCATCAGAATGATATTTTAAGCATCTGAAAAAGTTGACCAAATCACTGTTGGCGTCATTATAGATCTCTAGATCAGCGTGTTTGCCTTTTGCAAAAAGTATAGACCCGCCTCCGCCGAATACATCGATAAATCTGTTGTAGCTTTCAGTAGGCGGGAAAGACTTGATGATCTTACTTTTAAGCTGGCTCTTTCCACCAATCCATGGTATTGGACTTTTCATAAATATGACCTCCTTTTAATATAGTATACAGCTCCGAGCGGATTGCCCGGAGCTGTTACTTTTAAATCTTTTTAAGCCAATCAGCAACAACATAATAATGCTTGCGACCAAGCTTGATTTTTCTCCAGTAGTGACCGTGATGAAATTCATAAAAATCATCAGCGACTTTTACCGGAGTATTATCTTCGAGAACGCCAACGATCGTTCCGGCGGTGAAGTTGCAATCGCTCCTGTAATTAAGCCTAGTGACTGTCACCATTTGGCTGTATGATGTTTCTTTTGTATCCATAAGCTACTCCTTTACTTTATCGTTGCAGACAGCTTTTTAATAAATTTAGTCCCCGCAATACCGTTCTGAGTATAGCCCCACTTTTTCAACAGAGCATTGACCGCCTTTAGGGTACCGTCTCCGAATGTGCCGTTGTTGTCAAGTTTGTACCCTGCCAGCATAAGGAGCTGTTTCAGTGCAAGAACTCCATCGGATTTATCACCTTTCTTAAAGCCCGAACTGTCAAGTACCTTAGACGTGCTTGTGTTAGTAGCCTTAAACCCGTTAAGCCCCTTAGCCTTTATCACAGATGGGTAATCCACATAGCAGTAATCCATGTCTACCGGCACGGAAACACCGCTGACCTTGCCCGTTGAACTGTACTGCCACATACCGTATGTGCCGCCGTAGTTGCACTTGCTGTTGTATTCTGCAATCCACAGTGCATAGCGTCTTGCGACATCATTTGTTATGTAAGTCTGGAGCGGACTGCGGCTGATATACAGACCTGCGAAGTAGCCTGCTTCCTCCAGCGCAGTGCAAAAAGTTTTTACCATGTCGGAGCATACCGTTTTACCGCGTGCAAAAGCTTTCTGCCACTCCAGATCAAAGTAAATCGGGTATTCAAAAGTTTTGCCCTTGATGTAATCGAGACAAAGAACTGCGTCCTGTTTCGCACCGGATACCGTTGTCTGCCATGTATAGTAATATGCACCGACGTCAAGCCCAGCTGCCTTTGCATTTTTGTAATGCGTTTCAAAAAGCGGGTCTTTTACTACACAGTTCTTCGTGTGATCCCAGTTATTGCATCTGATAATAACAAAACTGTAGCCCGCCGCTTTGACCTTTGCGAAATCTACGTTTGTCTGATACATAGAAACATCAATGCCCTTAAATGTCTTTGCCATAAAAATTACTTCCTTTCCAAATCGTCAATTCTATGATTAGCCACCTTGATTTTCTCATCAATCAAAGCATAATCCTGTTCCAGCTTGTAAGTCCGAGCAATAACGGAATTGTGCTTGTCCACACGCTCAGACAGCTTGTCTATCTTGTACTCAATGAGCTTTTGACTATCATACTGCGCCTGTTGCATAGTCTTACGGCTGTTAGATGCTATGACAAGCTGACACACTACCGCCGAAGCAGCTGTTATCAGTGCGACGATAATTGCTTCCGTCACTCGTCATCACCTGACTTTCTTTTGGCTGACTGCGTGCCGAAATAGAACGATATCACCACAGTAAACACTGTGATGAACTGCTCTGCTGAAATCGTGCGGCGCAGTGCCAGCACGCAGAACACCGCTGTCAAGAACAGCGTTACAATGGACTTTACATCAATGAGTTTCGCTAACTTCTGCTTCATGGTATACCTCCTTTGTTATCATCTCATACTCCTCAGCCGTGATCCACTTACCGACAGCAGTGTGCACCATAGCAACCGACCACAAACGGCTGTCATAGTATCTCTTGACCTTTGCATAGTTTTTACTCATCGCCGCCCACCTCCAACTCAACACCGTTCAGCATAGCCAGAAAATCAACGTTTGCCTTTATTCTGTCTATCTCGGTGACCTTTGGTTTGCTGAAATTATCTTCCGTCAACCCTGCGGCTTTCAGCATTTCTTCTTGTAATTCTGTCATGTTGTACCCCCCACTTCACTTAACTTTACAACATACTCTTCCTCGCTAGGTACTGGTATGCGGTAGTTTTCATCACTGTTTTTGAACGTTATGCTACCCAGTGCTTCAACCTCTATGTTTCTCAAGAAGTCATCTGGTATTAACGATGATATATCTGTTACTACAGGATTTGCAATCTCGTAATACAGGATTACGCCTGACATTGCCTGCTTGAATGCGGTTGCATCAGGGTAGGCTGTATCTTTGACCTGAATCTGTGAAACTACGGTAGCTCCGTCTATTGTGAGTGTTTTATCGACAAATACATTGGAACTTCTCGCAACTGTTCTATATTTACTGCACAATGCATTATAAACTGTTGTTCCAAATATACCTAGATATTTAAAATTGAGATGTTTCGCAGGTGCGTAGAAATGATGTCCAACAGCGGAAGTCGTGTTAAATTCCCAATCCAGCGTTCCCAAGTCAACGCTGCTTACGCATTGCACATATTTCTTGTTCTCATAGTCCACATAGTTTTTTGCATTTCCTGCTGACCAACCGTAGCCCGTCAGTGCCCTGATGGCTTCTGGGATTGGATACCAAGTCTGATGATAAGGCGTGTATGAACCTGAGCTACCAGCTATCAGAGCTATATCATTCTTGTAAACATTGCCGTATGATGGCGGGAGTGTGAAACGAACATAGAATGCGTCTGATGGGGTTATGAACTTTTTGTTTGGGTAGACAGTCTGCCCGTCTTTGTCGTTATAGCCAATGTAGTTCTTGTTATAGTCATAAAATCTGGTTTTCACATTTTCAAATTTGGCACTACCTGCGTACACGAAGATATGGGTTGAATTTGGGGCAATTGGCGTATAGTTTTTTGAATATATAGCCTCTTTTGAAAATTCGTTATTGCCACTAGATGAATTAATCGAACCAACTCCCCATACCTCATCCCACAAATTTCGTCCCTGCTCTATAATGCTCTCTGTGCCTGCACTGACAATCTCACCGTCAATGACCTCAGAATGACCGCCTATTAACTTCACGCTCATCAGCTTACCGCCCGTAGGCACTGTCTTTGCATATGCCGTTTCGCTGTCCGTTTCAAACCTATGCGTGATACCCTGCCCTATATCATAAAGTGCATTTACCCTACGTTGTAACTCTTTGTCCGTCAGCTTCACACGTCCTATCTCTGCCGTGTTCTCTGCGATTTTTCCAACAGCGGTTGTGTAGTCTTCAGGCAAACTATCAGCTATGGATTGCGCTGTCTGTGCGGCAGTTTCAGCGGCTTTGCGGTCTGTGGCAACCTGGGCGGCATGGTCTGCCACTGTCGCCTTATCGGTTGTCACCTGTTCTGCCAACGTCTGCACCGCCTGTCTGTCTGCCGCAGTGCTGTCAGCGCAGGTCTTTGCGGTTTTAGCATAGCCTGCCGTTATTGTCTTGTCAGCTTCGGTCTGCTGTGCAGATGCAGATGCTTGGGCTGCGGATATTTTAGCGTTATTCTGTGATTTAACTGCCTCTGCACGTGCGGTTTCTGCACCCTGCATGGCGGTTTCTGCCTGCGTTGCGGACGTTTCTGCAGATGCCTGTGCGGTCTCAGCTCGGCTTGCCGCCTGCGTTGCCGTGTTGGCTGATTTCTCTGCGGCTGTGGCAGATTTTTTTGCGTTTTCAGCCGCCTGCATAGCCGTGCTAGCTGCATTCTCAGCCCTTTCCACGTCAGCTTCGACCTGTTCACCGATTGCCGATATCCTATCCAGTGCGTCAGCTGCCACACTTGGTGACGGGATAGCTGTATCACCGATAGCCGCCCCTATTCGCAGTCGAAAAATTCGTGATTTTTTAACTAAAATATACTCGTCGCCTGACAGCTTCTTCGCCGCTATCTGGCAGCTGACTGTCTGCGCTGACCGCAGTATATCAGACGTTGGTGTCCACTGTCCGCCTGTAATATCGACCTCGTAGACAGTGCCATCGCCGTAGTCTATGGATAGCACATAGCGGTCTGCACCGTCTACTGTCAGCCCTTCGACCGACACAGGTCTAGCATTCGTTTCACCGACATAGCCCAGTAGGGCTGTGCTCACGACTACATTGTAGTCTTCGTTGATTTTTATGTGCATTGATATTCCTCCTTTCTATGGCTTTGTTACGATCCAGTCAATAATATATTCACCCTGTGGAACGGTAGCACTTGCACTTTCTGCGTTCGTCAGCGCTACTATCAAATTGTTGCTTGTGAAAAATGTTTCTACACACAGCCTTCTCGCTTTTGGTGCCGACACCTCCCGCAGACTACAGATGATTTGCGTGTTCTGAGTCGGTGTGAACGGCAGGTTCAAAGTCGTTGTGGCCAGTGCCGTCTCTGACGGTACGATAAGGGTCTGAGATCCTGCTGGCATATTCATTTCATTGATTGCGTTCTGTGTGGCGTTCAATGCGTCGACAATAGCCTGTCGGACGTCTCGACCTGTATATGCTGTTGCCACCTGTGTGACCTCTAAACTTATATCAATTGCTTTTGCCATAATCATTTCTCCTATTTTCTTGCTGACATTCCACTAATCGTGTCAATCTTGTCGCCAAATGTCAGCACATTCTGTGATCTGTCATTGATGTCGATGCTGGTGCCGATGCACCTCAATACCTCGTCGATGCCAAGGTAGCTATTGACTACGCGATACCTGCAGCCAACTGCAAAGCCGTCTAGCTTCTTATCAATGTCAATAGCCGATACCTCATACTGAACTTTTGCTGCTTTTAGTGCTCCGGCACATACTCTGCCGGCTCCAGACAATGCGCCTGGAGTGGTGATATTGTCGAATACCATAGTTCCAGCGTGTACTCCGTACCGCTTTATCAGCTGGTCATTGTCAATATACTTCGTTGCTCCCGAAAGCGTCACACGTTCGCCCGTATCATCGTTGATGACAGCACCTAACGGATACAGTCTTGTGATGATCTCACTTGGGTCTATCGCCTGCGTGATAGATCGCATATTCCTTCCTAGTTGTATCGTTTTATTGCTGAACTCTGAAAATTCGTTTGCTATGAAGTCGAAAAATCTAATGCCTCCTTTGCCGATGCGCACCCTCATTTCACCTCTGATATCTTCACCGAAAATCAGGTTTTTCGTCAGTTCTGAGAACGTGTCTTCATATCCTGGATTAAATGTATGCTGCACTTGTGAACAGTTAATATTGCCAATATGTATCTGCTTGTAGCTTTCAACAGATTTATTGTGTGCTGAAAGTAGTGTGGCTATATACGTTCTTATTGTGCACTTTAGCTGTTTGATAATTGGTACACTATCTTTCAGAAAACACAAACCGCCCTCGCAGACAACTTGCTTGCCAATCTCGCCACTATCAGTCATGTATGGTGATATCGTCAGTACTCTGCCATCGAATATCAGACTTTCCTTGTCGTAAACCTTTATCAACGATGTCAGTTCCTTTAAATCGGAGTAGTAGCTGTTGTCGGGATATATGTTGAACGTAAATGTGTCAATAGCGTTTATTTCTTTGGCGATGGTTCCTGTCAGCTTGTTGGTTCTGACAGAACCAGTTTCGTGAAGCGTCTTTGCATCATCGAGTGTAACTAACATAGTATTTCCTCCACCAGTTCGATTTCAAGTGAACCAGATCCGTATAGAGCTAAGACATTTGTGCCAGGTTTGACGACGAAATTTTGCATTCTAAACGTTGATTCAGTTTCTTTGTATAGGTTTTCTGTGAGGGTATGACCGTTGAGATCAAGCATTGTCAATCCTCGTTTGTCCTTATCGTTAGCATTTTTGTGATACCTTAAGCTCGGAACTATGTCATCTTTGGCATAAGAATAGAAGTATAGTACCCCCGGTTGGGAATGATAGCCGTCTTTGTGTGCTATGCAGGAGAGAGGCATTTGATTGAGGCAATCATCATCGAATGAAAAAGTGTCCCACGCTGTGTCTGCAAAGTCGTCAGAGACCTTATATGGTGCTACATCGAATGTGACCTCGAGAGTAGCTGTTATGTCATCTTCACCAAGGCTGGTCTCAAGAGTTCTACACTTGCCGACAAAATGATAGTTCTCGGAATAGTTGTCATAAATATTCTGCTGTGGAGCTTCACATAACCAGCTCTTGATCTTCTCAATCCTGCGGAGCAGTGTGACAGGTTCTGTATCAGATACGAACATCTTGTATGATACTTCGGTGTCGTCAAAATAAAAATTGCCGTCATAGTCAGACAGATCAATACTGCCGTTGCGATAAGGTACAGTCACTTTGATCTCACGCTTCTTCGGCTCTGCAACTGTTGCACTGATTATTCTGATTTTAAAATCCTCATACGACTTTTTGCCATTAAATCTGATTTGTCGTGTCATACTGCACTACCTCTTTTCTTTCTTGCAGCTCTTTCGCCAAGCATTACATCTATAAATGGAACTGTTTCCTCTGCAATCACTTTCCCATTCGGGAATACTATCACGTTATGAATAGTCTCGGGCATTTGTCTGACTGTTGGGACGACCTGCGTGTTTTCTGTGGCGCTTGTTGCTGCTTTCTGCGTGATACTGTGGGTATATGATCCATTATATACCGACCTTGCGACCCTATTCGTATCGCTGTATGTATTTCGCATATTCTCTGACAGTATCTTGTCACCAGTATTGGTATAGGCTTTGATGATATCGTCCTCTGATGACTTCCAGCCTTGGATCTCACCCTGCGCATTCATTTTCGATATATTTTCAAATGCCTTTGAAGGGGAGTGTATATCATATACCCCCTTGACCGCCGCAAGCACTGCGTTCGCTCCACTTGTTGCGGTATCAATGACAGACTGCTGTGCAGACAGTATGCCTTGCTGCATACCTACCATCATTGCCGCACCTGTTTGTTTCCATACGTCTGATATCTGGCTTATTTGGTCACGCTTTAAAAGCGTCTTTATGGTTTTATCATGCTGCTGCCTGAGCTTGTCAAATTCTGATGTCGCTATCTTCTTACAGTCACCCATGCACTCTTCCCACATATCACTGTACTTTTTCAACTCAGGCTGTGACATGGACAGTAACGCCTTTATCTTGCTTGCAGATTGCGGACCTGCTTTCTGCAAGGTCTTAATAAGACCTTTATTCACGCCTCTGTCTGCAAGCGTCTTGATATCATCAGACCAGCTTGCCATGCCGTCAAGATTGGATTCCAAATTCTGCATAAGCTGTTCTGCGGATATCTCAGCACCGCCGTTGAATTCGTCGAAGAGGTTAAGATTGTTCTGCAATTCTTCCGTTCGTTTCTGGACGGCTTCGTCATAGCTCTTATTCATCTCAACTATTGCGTCAACAGTTTCTTGTGATACCTTGTGTAAGCCGTCTTTATACATGACAGTGCGGTTATAGATCGTATCGACCTTTTTTGCATTGTCCTCTACGGCCTTTGAATTGTCTTCGAGAGCAGAAGAATGCTCAGAAACGTACTTGGAGGCGTCAGCATAGTCTGCGTTCAGTTGCTCAATCTCTCCGCCTGCGGACTTATACGACTTCTGAAGCTCTTTTACAGACTTGTCAAGCTTGTCATACTGCTCCTGTAGATCCCAGTACTGACTTTCATCAGCGACGTTCGCCCAATCTGCGTTTAGCTTATTCATCTTCTCTTGAATCGGGATCATTTCTTTTTTCTTTTTGGCAATTTCTTCTTCAAGCTCTTTCTGATTTTTCTCAGCCTTATAGAGGTCTTCTGATATAGCGACCATATCTTTCTGAGCTGCTTCGACAAGAAGCTGTTCTTTCTTTGCTTCTATGCACTCATAGACAGCGTCCTTATTGTTGAGAAGCTTGCCTGTCTGATCGTCAATCTGAAGATTAAGGTCAGGCATGGCACTGTTCAGCTGGTCCACAAGAGTTTTCATTTCTGACTTCTCGTCATTAGATAAGCTCTCGGCGTCAGAAAGCTCAAAAATTCTATCTGCAAGACTTTTATAGCTGCTATACTCGGCTTCTATATCTGTCTTGGCTTCTTCTCTCTGATCTGCGGCTTTCTTCATGGAGTCTGTCAGTTCATTCGTGCTGTCGACTAACGCCTGCTCTTCGTCATTGAGGACTTTTGTTGAGTCAGCGGCGTCGTCTGCTGACGTAGCATAAGCGACTATACCACCAACTGCAATGCCTGCTAGGGTTGCAATTGCACCCCATGGCGTAGCCGCATTGACTGCATTGAACATTTCAGTTGCGGTCTTGGCTGACTTCACGGCTGAGGATAATTCTTTGAAACCTGTGACGGCGGCAGATACTGTTGTAACGGCTTTTTGTGTCAGCATAGCTGTTGCAATGCCCGTCAGTCCACCAATAACAAGGTTAGAGTGTTCACAGAAGAACTTTATGCCGTCAATGAGGATTGGCAAAGAGCCTTTGGCAAACTTGGCGCCTGTTTCGACTAAATCTCCAAGGGCATTGCCCATATCGTCGAATTCGTCACTGAGGTCTCCATCTTTGATATCCTTGGTAAGTTCACTGAAAAGCTCTGAGCCTTTTTCGGCGGCGTCTTCGAGTGGGGCGCTGAATTTATCGAAAATAGTTATGCCAAGGGATTCAAGGGAAGAGTCCATTATAGCCAGTTTGCCCTTAAGATTGTTATTCATGGTGTCAGCCATTGTCTGACACGCTCCGTCGGCGTTATCTACCTGAGCTTTCAGGTCATCGAAAGACCCGCTCATGCCTTGAAGCATGGCATTAACGGACGATAAGTCTGTCTTATTGAAAATATCGCTAAGCGCCTTGGTCTTCTGGTCATCTGAGAGCTTGGAAAGCTTGGCGTTAAGGTCTCCGAAAATATCGTTGATATCTCTGATATTTCCCTCACTGTCAGCCACGCTCACGCCCAGTTCTTTCAACTTAGCGGAAGCAACGTCTGTCGGTGATGTTAACGACAAAAGCATATTTCTGAGATGTGTGCCGCCCTCTGCACCCTTGATACCGTTGTTCGCCAGTATTCCAAGAGAGGTGCACATTGTATCAACGTCCTGCCCTGTGGATTTGACCGTGCCGGCACACTGGAGAATGCCCTCACCAAGCATAGCAACTGTGGTATTAGACTTCTGGGCGGTCTTTGCCATCATGTCCATATAGCCGTCAAGGTCACTCGTCTGCAACTGCAATGCCGACATAGTGTCCGTCACCATATCAGTGCAGGACGCAAGGTCCATGCCTGAGGCAGTGGCAAGATTGAGAACTTTCGGCAGGGTCTCAACCGCTTTGTTCACATCATATCCCGCAAGGGCAAGATAGTTAAGAGCGTCAGCAGACTCAGAAGCGGTATACTTTGTTGTTTCGCCACACTCACGAGCGGCGTTCTCTAACTTTTGATAGTCCTCAGCGCCTGTGCTGACCTGCTCTGCGGTCATACCCATGGTTGCCGCCACATTGGACATTGAGCTGGAGAAGTCAATGCCGACTTGTGCACAGCTTTCCGCCGCTTCCTTGGCGGCATTAGCTATAGCTTTCAGCCCCTCAACGGCAAGATTAGCAGAGAAAACGTCCTTGAAGACACTGCCTGTTTTATCGACTTTTTCCCCCAAGTCCTTGGTCTTGTCGCCTAAGTCCTTAGTTTTATCACCAAGATCTTTCGCTTTATCAGATGTCTCCTTAGCCTTGGTGCCAAGTTCTTTTACTTTGTCAGAAGTTTCTTTGGCTTCATTGCCCATTTTCTTCGTGCTATCATCTGCAGTCTTGGTCTGATCTCGTAGGGTATTCAGTTTCTTTCTTGTCTTTTCAAGCTCTTCTTGATATTTAAGATATGACTCAACAGGAAGTTCGCCTTTCTTATATTGCTCGTTGATATCTTTCTCGTTTCTAATGAGAACGTCAAGCTTTGTCTTTGTGGCTTCGATAGCTTCGCTCAAAAGCTTCTGTTTCTGAGCGGTGTATTCAACGTTAGTCGGGTCAAGCTTTAAGAGCTTATTGACGCTGTTCAGATTTTTTGTAGTCGAATTGATATCGGCATTAAGCCCTTTCATGGCGGCAGTATACTCAGACGTATCACCACCGATTTTGACGTACATACCTTTGATTTTCTCATCTGATGATGACTTAGCCATTACTCACCCTCCCATGCCTTTATTTTCGCAATATACTTTTCATATCGTTCTTTGCTGATTTTTCCCTGCTTATATCGTTCTTCAACAACAGGCAGGTTTGATTTCAGTTCTTCGTATTTAATTTCGGGGTCAATGACCTTTTTGCCGGCGGCGATTAATCGCTGTCGGTCATAGGCGCAGGCATAGTTCACTACCATGCCATACGTCATGCGGTCTAAATCAGCGACAGTAAGACCCCTGTTTATAACAAGAGAGATGACCTCCTCCGATTTGAGAGGCCGATCATCTCCGCTTTTACTGCCGCTTATGGATTTTTTCTGTCAACTTTCATGTTTGCCTGCAGTATAGGCATAACCTGATTATAGATATCATCAACAGGAAATGCACCATAGGCGAAGCTGTCAAGCCACGTCTGAATAGGCGGTATACTATCATCATAAGTCTTGGCAAGCACCCATAGGGTGCGGTATTCGACCTGTTGAACAAAGGCGCCCTTACCGAACTGATGAACCTTGACAACGTCCTCAAGGTACTCCGTGCCGAACGCTTCTTTATAGCGATAGAACATACCTGCTGTAGCCTTGAAGCCTATCTGCCTGCTGTCTATAGTCAGGACTATTGTATTGCTCATTGTCATTCACCCGGGGTGTAGGTGTACTCAGGAAACTTTGTGAGTACTGTGTTACCCTTTATACGGAAACGTGCAATGTGTCCTTTCTTGTTGTCGACAGTAACCTCAGCCGGTGACGGCTTGCAGGCAATCTTATGCTCTGTATACTCATAGTCCATACCGCTGTCTTCCTCTGTCTTAACCAAAATCTTCGGACGATCTGTGGTGTAGCAGTATGGGAAGACCTCGGTGTATCCCTCGGCTTCTGATGTTGACTCATACTGTACGATCAAGCCGAACTTTGGCGCTTCTCCTGTTCTTGCTACTTCGACCAGTGTGCCGTTTTTCTCTTCGATGACATTGCCATACCAGTCTTTTTCAAGATCATCACACAGGTCAAGGGTAGTGATAGTTCCCTCGTAGCCCTGATTAGTCTGACCTGCGAATGCTACTACGCCGTCAGCCCATATCTCCTTGCTTGATGACTTCGGGTCAAGGCTTACCTGACGGGTGCCCGAAAGCTTTGTCTTATGATACTTAAGTTCTCCATATGTGATAGTTGTCGCACCACTGACATCTGTAGACTCTGTAATCAGTGCATGGGCAACGGCTTTCACTGTTCCTTTCATTAATATTCCTCCTTGCGATCGAATTCGTATACCCACATATCCATTTGCTGATCCTGCCCCAGATAGCCTGCGGCAACTGAGAAGCATATGCCCTTATCCATAAGGGCGTTCTCGAATAGGATATGTGTTTCTTCATCTTCCGGCTCGCAGTATATTTCAACTGCAATTCGTGGGATAACTGCGACAGTTCTTCCGTCTGCAGATATCGTCTGAGGTGTCTTGTTTATCCATGTTGCGAACGGCAATTCCGTTTCCACTGGAAAATCTATCTTAGCAATCCTGTCCGCAGGAATGCCCGAAAGTGATATAAGTTCTGTCAATGTCATTTCGACTTCTCAATCTCCTTTCTGATGTTTTCCGGTAATTTTTCTTCGGCATACTCTTGTCCGTAAATCATGTGCGGATAAGCTTTCGCCTTAAACGGAAGCGTTCTGCCACCACGCTTCATAGCATGGCCATACTCCAGCAGGTGTGTGAGAAGATACTGCTTATTCTTCTTGAAATTCACTATCTGCCGAATGTCGAAAGAGTCCTCGTACTCGGTACTAACTGTAAGCGCCTTGGCATATTTGCCGGAGCGGGTATTGAACGTGAAGTGTTCTTGGACGACCTTGCGGGTTTCCTTTGCGGTCTTCTTAACGGCTCTCTTGGCGGCTTCATTAACACGGCGACTTTCTTGCTGAAATGCGTGCTGTAAAGCCTCAGCCATCTCATCAGGACTCATTGACATGGATTTCTAACCTCTTTTTTCGCTTTTCTATTGATAACTGCCAAGCCTGCGGCTTAGCGTCCTTTATCATCTGAACTTGAATGACGTTATACTGGTCGCCGTTCATTATCACAATGTCAGTCGCCTGCGGCTCGGCGATAAGTGGTATTCTTATCACTTTATCACAGCGGTGCTGATACTCAGCGGCTTTATAGAAACGCTCTGAGCCGACGGTACGATTGTCATATCTTATGCCTGCTTGCTTGATTTTCAAGCCATTGGCATTGATGATAGTTGCAATAGTGCATATGCCGTCATTGAACGTCTGCCGCTTGCTTATCATACGCTTCCTCCTGACATCTCCTCAATCTGACATCTTGCTCTCAGAGCGAAGAGCTGAGAGTGATAATTTTTTTCAAAGTCCTCGAAGCAATCGTTATATATATATCTGCAGCAGTCGATCAGAAGCTGGGCGTCGCCGTTGATATTTTCGTCAACGTTGATATCCAGCACCTGACCTGCATATCCGTTAAGTACTCCTATAGCACGTGCTATAATGCTGTTTATCTTTCTGTCAGTAGCTTCGTCTGACCAAGTTATGTTCAGCTGATTTTTAACTTCCTCGAATAATGCCTGCTGCATTTATATCAACTCCTTATGTTTCTGACGGTGTGACAGTGTATACTGTCGGGATAAATCTCTTAAGCTTTGAGATATCCAGATACCTGAAAGCATTGCTGTCGAGTGGCTTGCCGTTGCCGTATGTCTTGATCTTATATGTCCTTGCGTCATCAAGGAACTTGAAAGAATCATCGAATTCCAGCTTGCCACCCTTGGCCATGCCAAGACCCATAAAGTAACGCTTGCCCAGTCCGAAGATAGCACGATCATCAGGAACTGCACATGACTGTATAATCGTGCAAGGAATAGGCATAACATCATTAACCCATTTTCCCTGAACGAAGTTCGTTGTCGCAGGCATTACCTTGGTCAGATATGTCTTTGGATTGACTACGAAGATGAGGTTATCAAGCGGCCTGTTGTTTCCAGCCTCTGTCTTGGTAAGCTGTGCGGCAATAGCACCAATAGCTTCAGGGGAGAGTTCATTGAGTGCAACTGTCTTCTGGTCAGGATACTTGCCACCGACTACTGATGCACTACTAGATACGTCCTTGCACATTCCGATAGGGCAGTTAAGACCGTCGCCTGACACGACACCGGTTTCCATGCCGACCCAAAGGGCTTCTGCCAGTATCTCACGGACATATCTATCCAGCCATGAGGCACCAAGGTCAAGCATATCGTTAGACACTGGAATCCATGCTGTGAGCTTCTTCAGCGCAACGTCAAAGGTCTTGAATGCACCTGAGAGTTCCTTGTCTATAGCTGTGTTAAGATCTCCCCACTTAGCGGTCTGAACACCCTGGTCATTTACCAACATCTTCGTAATTCCAGTGGTATCCTGGAAGTTGATGAAGTTGAGTAGAGGGTGCTGCTGTGGGATCTCACCGAGAACTGACTCGATTATAGTGATTGGCATTGTCTTATCAACGTTTGCCAATGCCATCTTGGGGTCAGAGGACTTGCCCGCCTCAATGACGGCGTTATAGTAGTCTCTTTCTTCACTGGTCAGCATTCTCACACCTCTGGTGCTGAGTATCTGGCTATCGACAGACTCAGCGGTGCTCTCCACCTGCTCCATTATGACATCTGAAATTAGATTGCCGTACTTATCAAGGGCGGTTTCCATGCCCTTGTCATCACTATCTCTGATAGCGGTTGACAGTGAAGCAAGGATATCTGCTTTCTGCTCTTTGATTGCGTCAAGATTAATCATTCTTTTTTACCTCCATTTTCATGAACTTTTCAAAAGCCGACATAGCGGCATTTGTTTTTTCTTCTTCGGTATTTTTTGCTGGCAAAGCCTGCTGTGCGGTGGACTCCTTATAAAGCTCAATGAGTTTGTCCACATTCTCCCTGTCGAGGGCGCTTGACATAGTGTACTGCTTTGTATCACTAAGCATTGTAGCCATATCAACGGGCTGCTCTGCGGTTGATATGCTATCGCAGAAGCCTTTCTCAAGACATTCTGCCGCTGTCAGCCAAGTACCCACCTTTACCATTTCGCTTATTTCCTCACGGCTACACTTGCCGTTGCAACGCTCTGCATACGTAGTGATAGCGGTATCGGTCATCTTGTCAAGTTCAGCCGCCGCCGTTCTCATATCGTCAGCATTGCCCTCACAGTAGCAGGACGCCTGATGTATCATCATCATACTGTTGCTATACATGATGATCTCGTCTGCTGCCATAGCGATAACGCTTGCGATAGAGCATGCCCAGCCGTCTACATAGCAAGTAACTTTGGCTTTATGGCGCTTAAGGATATTTCCAATAGCAACGCCCTCTTTGATCTGACCTCCAAGAGAATTGATGTACAGGTTGATATGTTCACAATCTTTGTACTCATCAAGCTTGGCGGCGAAATACTTAGCGCCTGTCTTGCTCTCCTCAACTTTCCCCTTTTCCCAATCAATGGCAAGTCCTCCACAGACTTGTGAATATAGATATAGGTTAAGCTCTTTGGGCTTATCCGCTTCCATTTTGAATTCAAACTGATTAAAAATGCTATTCATTGCTGTTTCCACCTCCTTCGATTGTCTCGTAGTTCTTAGTTCTTGTGTGCTTATCGGCCCAGGCTTCTGGAATTCTTTCCTCACCTGTCTTCTCCCTCAACTCATTCGTTGAGTAGAAGCCACTTGCGATAAGCTTGTCAACTGCATTTGCCATTTCAAGCACGTCAAGGTGCTTAAGGTTATTGGTACAGACTTTGGCGTAGCACCCACGCAGGACTTGCTCTTTGGTATAACGCTTTGCCGTTATCTCGTCTGATAACATCTTGGCGAAAGGATCAACGGCAGATGTCAATGTCATTGATAACGCTTCACTGATGTTCTCGACATTTCCCTTTACGATAGCCGGTGAAACGTTGAAAGCAATCGCCGCTTTTTCCAATGCGTCATTTAGCATAGAAATGTAGTCGGTTGCTTCTGACACTGTTCTCTTGGTTTCACCTGCCGTTTGAGAAGTATATTTCATTCCGCCCCACAGTGGAAGCACTGCATTCTTGGCGTCAAAATATGTTTTGAAATAATTATTCATGAGAACATCGAATTTCTCCTCAAAATCAGGTTGACCTTGTGCCAGTGGCGTTATCTCGAGTATGCCTTTTTGGCCGCCACTCTTGACGTAGGTGCTTGAAGCCGTTTCCAAGAAACGATTATGTTCATCTAGCATTTCCGTTAGTATTTGTCTTACTCCGCCGTTGGAGTATGTGAGATATAGGACATCTCCCATATCGAATGTTTTCTGAAACGTGAATGAACCTCGTGCTACCTGAGAGAAGCGGTTAGGATATAGCGCATACTCCTGCGCACTCCAAGAGTCGGCGCAGATTATCTGCTTTCCAGCGCTGACAACAAGGCTCTCGCCACGCACAAGGGTCTTGCGGACTAGCTCGTTCTTGAATTGCACTGCTGTTTGATTGACGTTCGGCTTAACGTTGAAAAGATACCATTCTTCGCCACGGAATGACTTGCCGTCACGATAGGTTTTTATCTCGCACTTTGAAACTAGCGCCGCAAGGATTTCAACAACGACCTGAATAGCATATGCCTGCACGGCGATTCTCGCTTCGTCGTCATATCCAACTGTCTTAATACTGATCACTTCATTGCTTTTGGCATTCATTATGCGTGATAGCAGTGATCTCAGCCCCATTGCGTTACCTCCTCTCTGCTAATATGTGAATACATTCATAACGCTCTTGCCCATAGGCATACTTGATATTTGCTCAGCAATTTTATTCTGTGCCGCTTTGGCGGCGACATATGCCTTGAAAGGGTCTGTCTTTCTGGACTTCGGCTCTATTTTACCATATGTCATATTGCCTGCGGACGAAGTGCATACCTTGGTATTGTTCATAGCCCAGCGGAAAAGGGGATTGTCTCCGACTGCAAGCTTATGATTCACCAGCTGACTTGTGATTACAGGCATTATCATCATTTCATTTGACGGACGGACAAGCATGATATTTCCGTAGCCTTTTTCGTCAGAAGCGTAGAGATTCTCTTTAAGCGCCCTCCTAAGTAGTGTATAGCGGTAGTTATCTATGCCGGTCATTGCTACATTGGCATTCAGCTCCGCCGCTTTCTGAGCCACCCATATAACGGGTATCTCAGGCGGTATCTCTGGACCGTCAACGAATGACAGTAGCCCCGCCGCTTCCCATTCTTGCAGTGGAGCCTTGATTCTTGATAGATCTGCAGAAGCCTTGCACACCCAAGTATGTGTTAGCCACACATCAGTTCCGTCTACGTCAAAGAGCAAGCCTGCTGAAAGGAAGTCATCTGTCTTCATATAGTCAAAGCCTGCTGTGCATTGTCTGCCTTGAAGCTTCGGCAGATACGGCGTGATATCCTGATTAGTTGCCAGGATATTATCAAATGCGGTTATACCGCCCTCAGTCTGCTGTGGCAAACAGTTCATGCGTTTAACTGCAAAACTGATATTGCTTATCTTATCGTCCAGATAGTTTTGAAATTCCGTCTTCATCTCTTGGAGAAGATCAGGAAGGTACTGCAGTGAGGGGTTTGCCTTATACCACATTTCAGGCATTTCGACTTCTTCGGGACTATCCACCCGGGCTATGAACGGAAGCATACCATTGTCTTCAATCTCGCCGTTAAGAATTCTTATGCCTTTGGCTTTCTCTTTATCGAGAGGTCCTTCTCGAACGAAGCCGTCAGTACTCATGATAGTGCGGCGGGGTCTTGGTACTTTTCCGAGACCACCGACAGCAACATCAATGAGCTTGCTATTCTCATAGGCGTGTACCTCGTCATGATCTACCTTTCCCGGACGTGCGCCGTCGGCTGACCTCGGGCTTGATGTTCGGAATTTCAATTCAGACTTCGTTTTTAGATTTATTATCACTTCTTTGTTCCAGTAAAAGAACCGCTGCATTTTGTCACGATTGTCTTCCAGAACGTTATATACGTCTTTGAATGTGGTCTCTGCTTGATCTTCTGTTGTTGCAAAAATATCAATGTTGTAATGCTTGATGCCATTGGTAGGTGTGAGCAAGCAAAAGTCTTCAAATCCTAAGTATCCGTTTTTTCCTGTTCCTCGCCCAACATACAAAAATAGCACCGGCCAACGTAAGGAACCGCTTGCGGTATATGTGCAGTTGTGAAGTACAAATACGAATTTTTCCCATGGAAAAAGGCCAAAAGGGAAATATTTTTCATAGCTGAAATACTTATCAGCTTGTTCAGCATCAATGTAGATATCTTCTGACAAGAACATGCGCTTGACGTAGTCAATAAGCTGATACTGCTCAGCACAATACGGATACTTATGCTCCTCGACTAGGCTGATATAGTCTGCAAGATACGAGAGGTCAAGAGCTTCTTGCCCCTTACAGCTCTTCGTCATCGTCAAGGTTCTTGACCTTGTCAGTTGACAGGCCCAAGTCTTTCAGAATTTGAAGTTTCTGCTTGTTGTACATATACGCCTGCTTTACGGACGGATTGTCTTTTTCATACTCTTTTCCTACCGCAGAAACTGCCATATAGGTCAGTCCTCTCTTGCGAATATCAGCCTGCATTTTCCTTTCCTGTTTTTCATAAAACAGATAATCTGAAACCAGCGATTTATAGAAATCGACAGAAGCTCCCATTTGTTCGAGCTGCTCTATCAACGACTGTTCAATCTCTGATAAACTCGGTTTTTTCACTTTTGCCAACTCCTTACATTTGACTTTTCTTGAAAAAAATTCTCTCACGTGCGTGCGAGGGCGGATTTGTCTTTTGTGCCTCCCGTCGTACAAGGCCGAAAAAATTTTTCGACCCTTGACCCCGGGGGGTATCGCCGCAAGGCGCTCACCACCGCTCCTCATTGACGAACTTATCTGCACGTTCTTGCCAGCGCCGTTCTGGGTGCTGTGCTTCATGACAGTCATGGCACAGTGCTATCAGCTGCCTGTGCCGTTCACCATGCTCGTCATAGTAGTAGCGACTATAAGCAAGCTGCGGAAATTGCTTGAGGTGCTTGACGTGATGAAGAACGGTTGCTCTTGTCACCTTGCCTTTGTTTCTACAACACTGACACTCATTGTGCTGCTCTGCGATAACGCTCTTACTGAACTTTCTCCAGTAGCGGTCGTTGTAGAACTTGTCAACTCGTCCGTCCTTGATTAGCTCTCTGATCTGACTCGTACTATACACGTTATCACCTCGCATATATAGCACAAGGACCACGTCATACAACGTGGCCCTTGCACCGGCATAAAACTATGGAAAAACTATAACAACAACCCCGCATTATCATCATAGCATGCAGAGTGTGTTCGTGCGTGTTACAGCGTGTTTTTTTTGCAGAACTTGCAATGCCTGCCTTTGCAGTAGTCCTCTGAAGCATTGGCTTGTCTGGCTATCCACGCCCATGACGGCGGCTGCCAAGCTCCGTCATTGCGTGGGACAAGATAGCGCAGTCGAAAAATAATCCTGATGAATGCATCATCAATGCCTGACACGTATGATTCAATCTCTGCTATCTCTGCTTTGAGTCTGCGATAATCGTCACTATCTGTGCTTACCAATTTCAGCTCAGCCTTAAGCTGTCGATATGACAGCAATCGCTTCTTAGTCATGATAATTCTCCTTTCCCTGCCTTGCCGATAATTCTCTCGATATTTTCGCCAGAATATCTTTCAACAAAACACCGTTTTTTTGAAGCGATTGGGCATGACGTGTCAGGCTATCGTCGATATATGCAACGTATAACTTACCACAGTGAGGGCAGTTATAGCACCATACGTCCCCTTCTATGCTTTGAAATCTCTCTTTGCGAACGCAGACTATGAATGCCTTATGGCAATCATCACATATCACGCTAAGCTCAGCTCCCTTAAGACTCATCATCTCACCCCCTATATGTTCAGCTTCGCCGTTCTCCGGTACATAAACAGCGATATGTAGAACGTGCCGTTATCCTCGTTCCAGAATGGACGGCAATCAGCATAGTAATAGTCTTGATACATATTCTCGAACAGCGCCGAGTTATCACAGTTATATGCCATGCTCTGCACCGCACGTTTCGTCAGACGATAATCGTTATTCTGCGGCTGCGGCTTAATGCAGTTCGTTGACGCAACATAACGCTTGGCGTGCTTGCCGTTGTTTTGATCTGAAATCTTCTGCTTGCAGAAATACTTGGCAATTCCTGCACAGCCTGTCTGGTCAAACATCAATGGCAGGACCTTGTCAACATAGCCCTTGCCCCATATGGATGCTATCTCGTTGATAGTCAGACCACCTGTCATGATAACATGAAAGTGGATACGTCCAGACTTTGAGCCCTGCTCAATGGAATAAATATACTTCATTCTCGGTAAGCTTCTCTTGACTCTTGCTCTATTCACACGTTTGACAAAGTTAGCAAAGTCTTTCTTGGCACGCTCAAGGTCAGCAGGATTATTCTGCGGTGCATAGGTCAGTTCGAACTTATAGTCTTTGTCAGTGAAATTTGCAGGGATAAGTCTTGCCAGAGCTCTTTCAGCATTGATCTGATTCAATCTCTCCTGCACCTTGCTTGTCGGCTTTCTTTTCTTCTTTCGACTAGAAGAACGTGGGCAGGCATAGACAGGATACATATTCACTTCCATATAGTTTCCATAAATATACTTTTGCTCTCTGTATCTCATAAGGCTCATTGTCATTTCCTCCCACTGTCCGAGTTATTAAGACCCATTACAAGCCCTCATACCCGTGCTTACACACGGGCTGAACACTTGTTCTATACTATATATAATATATAGGGCTT